AAGAGTTTGAGTTGAAATTTAGTACTCGTCTTCTTGGATTCACTCGTAATCTCAATATCCATAAACTCCTTGGAATTAATCTCAAGTTTGATGACATCATTATTCGTAATCGTTTTCATGAGTTTGAAGGTATTTGAAATGTTTATTCCAGCTATGATTTCTTCCTGGTCACAGTGATACTCTTCAAAATTATCAGCATCCATAAATAGATCAATTAGGGAGGTTCTTGCTGTATCTAGGGTAACTATGTACATACCTTGTGGGCGAAAGTAGATATTTACATCGTTTAGAATATCCTTTAGAACCTCAAATGTAGACTTAAAGGCTGAAGCTTGTATAGAAACTAATTTCATGACTACTCAAAAAATGCGTTACATCTTTAAATCTGTATAAACGTCACCTTTAGATACGTCGCGGTTTATCTTATCTTCCAATTCTTTGGTCATAGCTGGCTGGAGTGACTGACCATAATTATCTAGGTAAAACATATTGGCATCTCTATCGTTTCCATTTATTGATGTCATTGTAGAAAAGCTACCACCGAAACCAGTGTGGTCAATTTCTTTTTTGGGTAGGAGGGAGTCTAACCAGTTCTTAATTTCTCCACCTACAAGAATCTTTCCATTTTTCGTGAGCATCGTTGGTACCCGGTTTATCTTTGTCTTATATTGAGGGGGTATACCCTGTGTGTTTACATTATGATAATGTACGAGCTGCTTTAACTGTGGCTCATCATTTATATACTGGACTATATCCATAGAATGCTTACACCTTGGGCTATATATCAACAGAGACATCTACTAATATATGGGGTATTTTGTAAAAAAAAATTAACGCATTATAGTAAAGATGGATTCATTTAAGATCTTCATCGGCGTTTTACTTATATTACTCATCCTGACTATGATCAGGCGTGAAAATTTCACAGATACCTTTGGATTCTCAGGGTACAAGAAGCCGGTTGATTACGTTAAGCTTAATGATCCCAGACCAGACTTATCTGGCTTTTCCAAAATTGAGGCTAAGATTGACCATGATGTTATGGAGGAACTTGTTATTAAAACGAATAAGGAGCTTAACAAGCGCCTTGGAATCTCTACCTACATTATCGAGACTCAATCAGTTGATGTGTACGAGGATACTGTCGGTCAGCTCTATAAAGCTACTTTCATGGTTATTCGTAACGACGGATTCTCCTTCGGTTTCGCTGTTACCGCCATTTTCACTGTTGATGGTAAAAAACTCAAACTGAAATCTCTTCACTCTCAACCTCTGAGTGATCAGGCCCCCGAAAATGTCAAGGTTTATACAAAGGGTTCTAGGGGTAAAGAGTTCGTTGATTATACGTTAGTCAAGGAAAGTGCTGTACCCAATGTCAGTGAGTTAGATTTGATAAAAAATAAGTTGAGCTAAATGTAATGATCAGCATCAATGACATAATACAAATTGATGATAAGAAAAAGAGAATACGCAAAGAAATTTACACTAAAATATACGGGCAGTTTGCTTCAAAAATTAAACAGTGTGTAGAACTCGGTCATAAACAGGTATTCTTAACCGTGCCAGTGGTTTTGATAGGATATCCGGTCTTTGATAGATCAGCTGCTGCGCGATATGTAGTAAGGCAGTTTGAACTTGGTGGCTTTACTGCACAAATAGTAAGTGAATTTGACATATATGTATCCTGGATGGTTCCTAAGAAGAAGAAGGAGCGTGAAGAGATTGATGATGATATCACCTTTCCAGACTTGATGAATCTTAAAAAGATGGCTAACGATGTTCGCGTCAGGAGAGGTGCGTAGTAAAGTTTGATTTTTTAACCCCACTTAATCATAAATGGACAATTTGAATGTACTCGTAGAAGCCAAGAAGGAATACCTTGGGCAAATGTGTATTATTATGTGTCCACCTATGATTGATGTTTTTAATGATATATACACCGAAGCTCATACCATTTCTAAGGGAAAGAAACACCTTATGATGTTCCAGAAGTTACTTCAAGAAGTGCCTAACTGGTCTAATGCCATGTCCAAGTCGCACTCGGATAACATTACTAACCGTTGTGCTTGGTTTAGTGATCTTTTAGCAGCTGTCTTTGTTGCTTGTACTAAGATTTTGTCTTCTGTTCGTTTGAAGGCGGATAATAAGAAGATATCTCTGAAGTTACCAACAAATGAGGTTTTCATTCAAACGTGTTATAACAACGTCGCGAAGGATCTCTACCGCGACCCCTACGTTTTTCACGAGGATCAGAGCATTTACCACCGAGATGAGAAGTTAACTACTCGTTTATGTACAGCTATTGAAAACTCAGTGAAGGAGTTAATCCCAGTTCAACAGATTTTACAGACATACATGTCTCAAGAGTCTAGAGATATAGATTTAGATGGGGATGTTCAAGATACAGAGGATCCCGATATATTTGATGGAGAGGGAGGAGAAGACCCCGTGGGCGAACCTGAACCCTCACCAGAAGAACTTCAAGAAAATCAACCAATGGAGAACCCAATGGGAGAGCAAAGTGATCCAAATGGGTTTGAGAATGAATTCAAAACTGTTCCAGGTGTTCAATATTCTGATCCAATGGAAACTGGTGAACCACAGGGTGAACCACAGGGTGAACCACAGGGTGAACCACAGCCTCAGTCGGAAGATGATGTTTTATTCGGAGACGCCCCAGACTACCGTACAAAAAAAGTTGGTTATAATTAAATGGAACTCTCCGATTACTTACGCGACCCAGTATATGCGGCCTTATTCGCCGGAGCCACAACCGCAGGTTACATTCACCTTAAAGCATATTTGAATAATGAAGGTAAATTAGAAATGAATCAATATACCAAACCAGCCGTACTCGTAGCAATTCTCGTATACGTAATTGTACTTAACGGCCTTGGTCAAAAAGAGGTTATTTCTAACGACCCTTTCTAACTTAAAGATTACACCGTACTATTAAGAAAATGGCGTCCGTCACTGCGTTCAATGACATGATGGGGCAATTTCTTGTGGAATTGCACAAGACTTTTCCAGAAGAAAAAAGTATTAAGAAGATGTTAACTTCGTTCGACCTTCTTAAGAGTACCAGTCCTCGTCTCATAATTAATGGATTCATGGATAGCGTCAAACCCCACGCAGACAGCGTTTCTACTAAGAACGAGGACTTCATCCTCATTCATTCCAAGGATATTGACTTTTTGAATGAACTGGATATCATTAAACTGTGGAAGCGTATGGGTGATGGTACTAAAGATGCTGTTTGGCAGTATCTCCAAACTTTGTACATTCTAGGAACCACAATCCAATCTGTACCCGAGGATACCCTCACCGCCATTGAGGCTATGGCCAAGGATGTGGCTGATAAGATGGCGTCAGGTGACGGTGGTGATATTAATCAGGATGCACTCATGGCCATGATGGGTTCCATGTCTGGTATGATGGGTGGTATGGATATGGGTGCCCATAAAAAGAGTGGTACTCGCCGTCTCCCCAAAAAATAAACCTCATCTATATTAAATGAAAGTTTGGTTCGAAGATCCTAAACAACTTGTCAGTAATAAAAAAATTTTAGAGTTCTGGCCTAATAGCAAACAAACACCAGAGGATAGGATCAATTCGGCATCACGATTCATTATTTACACCATGTGTGTTTTATTTGTGATTCGTCGTGATCCCAGGATTTTTGTTCTAGGTGCAACAATGCTGTCTATCATTTACGTTATGTACAAGGCGAAACTCATTAAGGAGCCATATGATTCTACGGAAAAATACTCCGTTTGTCAAAAGCCTACTAAGGATAATCCAATGGGTAACGTGCTCATTACAGATTACACAGATGCACCAAATCGCCTGGAAGCCTGCTATTATGCCACAGCTCAACCTTCGATTAAAAAGTTTAGTAGTGAAACAGTTAAATATGACATGGGGCGATCTCGTTCGGCGCTCCCTACACACAAGAGAAATGCTTTTGAGCGTCAGTTTGTTACTGCACCAGTGTCAAAAATTCCAGGCGATCAAACTGCATTTGCGGAATGGTTGTATGGACCCAAGAACGGACCTATGTGTAAAACTGACACGAAGTTATGCAATCCTGACGCCAGGGGTGTTCAATTAGAGGCGTTCGCTGGAATTGGAAGTGATGGAGATGTTAGGGGTCTCAGGGGTGGAGGTCGTGTGAGAGGCGGTGGTGGAACCTATAGTTAGATTAATATTCTCATGTAATAATAAATGGCGTATCAGCTTCAACCTGGTCTTTCTATTATCGAAAACAAGGGTGCTCTTCCAACCGTTGGCGCCACCGATGAAGTTTTTGTTTACCCTCAGCCCAGCCACTTAAATAGTGGTTCCCGACCCAACACCATGTTATATGGCACTGCACCATACATGGCTGGAAAAGGTGCTCCTGCACAGTACATAGATGTAAGTGACGAACTTAGACCTCAGTCTACTTCACGTTTCAATAAGACTATCGTTCAAACACATGAGCGTAATCTCTTTCCCCTCAATAATATGGAATGCAAGACTCCTCTTCGCACCATGAAATATGAACCCGCTAGTACCCGCGCCGATGTCCAAAACGGTCTTTTCCAGAAAAGATATGTTAATAAAAATGTCAGTAAGAAATAAGAATGGCTGATCCTATTTCGGTTTTAGCCGTAGCTGGTCTCGTTTATGCTGGAAGAACTTTGAGTAAATCCAAGACTGAAAACTATAGTCCCACAACAAAGGTTCCTACTATTACAAATGATGGTATGGGTTCATCTCAACCATCGACTTTTCAAGAGGGTAATTTTGTCTCCCGGGTTCAAGCATCTCCTAAGCAGGAAATGGAAAATTTCGCTGATATTACCCGTCAACAAAGAAGTAGTGGTCAAGAACTTTTGAACATGCGCGACAGAATGTTTAACCATGGTCATATGAATAATCTTTCTCCAATTGAAAAGCAACTCGTTGGTCCAGGTCTAGGTGTACACTCGAGTGTTCCCGCATCCGGTGGATATCAGCAAATGTTTAGGGTTAACCCCATCAACGTTGGTGAGTACCGTCTTACAACTTTACCAGGACGTGCTGGTCCAGCTGCCGATGTTACTGGTGGTCGTTCCGCGAAGGTTGGTCAGCTTACTCATAATAAACCAGATACTACAGCCTATTTACCCTCTAGGTTACCTACTATGGCTGGACGCGCTCAGGGAATGACTGGTGTCGTTCCCCGTAACGAGCATGAGAGAACTAAGAGAACCACCAATCGTTCCGAAACTGGTATGCGTAATGATGGCTTAGGGTATAATGGTGGTAAGCGTATGGTTTCAGCTCAGACACTCGCCCAAGATCCCACGAGGTTCAAGGCTGATCGCAACGACGAACAATATATGTACAATAACCAACCAGCCCCAGGTATTCATAGTTTCCATGGTGCATACACGACTGGTGCGGCTAGCCGAGTCAGTGCTAAGACCAATGAAGAACTCGCCAAGTATGGTTTCCGAGTTGAAGATCGTCGTGGAAAGCCAAATAGGATGGGCAACGCTGGTCGTATGAATGTTAGAGAGAGTGCTTTGAAGCAAGGTGGTGCACTGACCGCTGTCCGTAGTGACACCTCACGCATTGATGGTCGTGTTGCCCCCGCGAATGGTGGATGGACCCAACAGTACCAGAGTAAGACATTCCATCAGTTCAACCCTTACAAGGGTAACGAAAACCCCAACTCTAGAAATCTTGGTATTGCTGCCAAACAGTTGGAGAAGAACCCCCTTTCCCATGCTCTTCACCATTAGATATTTGTTTCAATTTGTTGAAAACAGTCATTAAAATATTGTGCCTATATTTTAATGAAGGTTCACACTCTTGTCGTACATTCAGGGCGTCGTGAAACTGCCTTATATTCTCATCCCAATCATTTTGAGGTGGAACTGGATAATCCTATCTATGATGTTTCGGAAATTAAATTGGTATCGTCACAGCTTTATGTTAAAAACCAAGTCTCACAAACGTCGCCGCATATGATTGTAAGAATTACAGTTGGTTCCGATGAATTAGGTCAGAGTCTTACTACTTCAAATGTGGAACCACATTTTACGGGGATAATATTTACACCTTCAACTGTTGGAAGTGTTTTTACACATAGTGGGTCTGATGACCCTGTTATACATCGTTTTCACACAGGAAACATCAAAATGATAAACAGACTCAAAATAGAGTTACTCTATTTTCGTACAACAATCGGGGATGTGGATTCTTTACAACCTTATTCATTGGGAACTGCTGAAAATAATACATTTAAGTTTGAAATAAAGGGATCTACGGATAAACTGGAAGGTTTAACAAAGGTTCCATTAGATAAGTTTATGAAGAAGAAGAAGGAAAAGACGAAAGAGGAGAAAGTAAAGAATCTGGGAACTGAGATTCTGTACAACCAGGAAGTCTATATTTACATAGGCATTATTGCCTTCTTCGGTATTGTATTGATGTTTCTTATGAAAGGGGGATCTAAAGCCCCACCCGTTCCACCACCCACTTAGCGGG